ATTCTATCTGCACTGCAGGAACTCAATCTGCGTGAAGAGCACAGAATTGCAAGAGAATATGGAAGTGTGCCAGCACTTTATAACAAACTCTACTCTGTCTGGGAGCAGATGGACACTTCGCAAACTGGACTACGGAACGACGTAGTGCCATCGTTCTGATCTATAATACAAAGGTAATCGGGAGACACCCAATGCAACTGACTTCCACCACTGGCACGATGGTCGTGGATTACTACCCTATTGGAGGCAGCACCCAATTTGTTTATAAGGTGCTCAAGTTTCAGGGTGTGGACACGATGAGCACCAAGTGCATCACCAAGCGTGAGTTTGAACGTGAATGTGATGAGCGTATCGGCATGGGTTATGAAGTCACTGGATTCAACACTGAGACAATGAATGTCAACCCTATGGCAGGTGCTTGCTGATGAAATTACGATACTTGATTCTTGGTGGAGTCGGATTTATTGTGGGATGGAATGTTTTTTTGATTCAGAGGGATACAAATCTTTTCGAATCTTATAATCGTTGCTTACCTGTTGAAAAATGTTCAAAATGAATGACGAGGACATCAAACAGTTTATGAAAGCATTTGAGGATTTTATGAGGCATTCTGAAGAGAAAATTGATTCTCATCATAAATGGGAAGAGGCAAAAAATTATACTGAGCTTTTTTATGAACAAAAAGCAGCGGAGTTGGAAATCACCATGGACTATTACATTCAGGAGTTTATCTAATGTTTACATTTCTTACGATCGGCGCCGCTTGGTTCGCATTTGGTTATTCCGTTACCGATCTTCTGATGACTGCTGCTCGTAATCATCATGATGGAAAATATGATGAATGAAAAAATGAAATTGATTTTGGCACTACAACAAACTGAAAACATCTATCAACTTCTCAAAGATGGACAGTATGCTGGTTTTTTCTCTTCGCATTTGTTTCCAATTAAATTTGAGATTGAAAGACAACTTACAAACTTGACAAACACTAATCATTATACTAAAATTAAGGAGTAATTTACACAAGAAAATGAAATCTCTTTACATTGTTGACTACTGGGTTCCTTTTCCTGCTTCTGAGTATGGTGGAGTCATTAATTTGATTGCAGAAAATGACACACAAGCGTTTGAACTACTTGCTAATGAAAGTCAGTTTGATGATCAGTACACTGATCGGATTATGGAAAGAGTTGTAAACGCACAAAAGTTTGCTCTTGTGGATGATTATGAATCTGGTATCATTGATGCTTTTACGACCTGATAATCATGGAAATACTTTATCGAATTGAAGAATACTTCACCAATGGATGGGAACTGATTGATGCATCGGCATCTAAACTAACAAGAGAGCAGTGTGATCAACTGCTTGAAGAGTATCTTAAACGAGGATATAATCCTAATTCTCTTCGCGCTGTCCGTGACAATTGAATTTCCCCATAAAGCACCAAAAGGTTATTCATATGAATTTGCTGAGTTCAAGAAAAACACTGTCGCTATATGGTTATATCACTCTGCTGTCTATGACTATAATCTTGGTAAACCTGTTCGCACAATTTGGGGATTTTTCAATTCAAAAACAAAACAATATCATTTACCCATCAACAGTTCAACAGTTGGTAGTGTAGTAAATATTAATAATACAACTCCATATTCTGCTATGATACCAAAGCAAACTCCACTTGAATCTGCATTTGTATGACTTACATTCCTAAAGTCAATGATTATGTAATTTGGAAAAATGGAGTAGAAGGTTGGGTTTACTTCAAAGACAAAGAGTATATTACGATTGAAGTATCAGTTCGACCTAAAGATGATCATAATTATTATGATTGTCCAATTCATCGTAATGAACGATTGCTTGTTTTATGTTTCCCCGATCAATGGAACGAATTAAAATATTTAAAATCAAGAGAATCTGTCTATGAAGAACAAAAAAACAATATGGAGATTGTGGGCAAAATCACTGGGAGAGAAGGCATCCAAAAATGACAGAGAATCGGATCATATTGCTGGCATACGCTCTGTTATATTCTTCACTTATCTCATTACTAATCTTTTTATTGTTGCAGGCGTAATTCGACATTGGAATGACAATGAAATACCAAGTTGTTTACTACAAATCCAAAAAGAACAAGATAACCAAACAAATCGCAACTTTCTATAAAATTGAAGATGCTTCTATGTGGGAGAAGCATGTTAGCACACAAGGATTTCAAAATGTTGAGATTGTGCCAGTATTTTAAGTGGCACAATCTTTTTTGTTTGAGCAGGATTTACCCTTATAATACATTCGTTCACAAGGAGGACATCTTTTGGAAGTTCCAATGGTTGAGATCAATGAAACCAACTATTGTGACCAAAAACCAGTCACAATGGAGTTTTCATTTGAAGAGCATGATCTTTTAAATAGTATTCTGAATCATGCACTGGATGCTTATGATTTTACTGGTTATAGTGAAATCTTTGACATGCCTGATGATTCACCTGTCAAACAAAGATATGATATGATTCTGGAACTCAAAGAACGATCTCATCATCTTTGGGCACATCGTTTCTCCAATCCTCCTTATAACAACAACTGATCATGCAGAACCTTCACCTTGAGCATCCTGAAGACAGCATCCTGACGGGAGATCTGAATGTGCTGGACTGGTTTGTGGCAGCAGGCACTCTGTCTGTGAAGATGGATGGTGCTCCTGCGATTGTGTGGGGCATTGATCCTGCAACCAATACATTTTTTGTTGGCACCAAAGCAGTGTTCAATAAAAAGAAGATTCGCATTGCACATTCTCATGAAGAGATTGATCAACATTATGAAGGTAATGTGGCAAACATTCTGCATGAATGTTTTGATTATCTGCCACGCACCGAAGGTATCTTTCAAGGTGATTTCATTGGTTATGGGGGAGATTGCGAATACACTCCTAATACCATCACTTATCAGTTTCCTGATGTAATTTCTCAGCGTATCATTATTGCCCCACATACTGTGTATGAAGCAAATGATGATCTGCGTGACAGTTGGGCAATTCCACTGATGCTGAATCTGGACAGCACTGAGAATGTTCTGTTTGTAAAACCAAAAGCATATATTCTGCACAATCAACGGTCATTTGCTGATGTGAATGAAGTGTGTGACTTTGCGCGTCAAATGTCTACTGTGATTAACTTTGCTTCCAAATCTGAAGCAGAAAAGATCAAAAAGCAAATTAATGTTTGCATCCGTGAGCAAAGTGATATTAATCCTGAGGATTTTGAATGCGATCATCTGTTGATTGAGTTTTGGAAACTGATTAAGTCGATTAAGGAAGATTGCCTGTTTCTGTGTCGCAATGATGGTCCTGCTGCTTATATTGGACAGGATCGTATTGATGCAGAAGGTTATGTGATGTCTAATGAGTATGGCACTTACAAACTGATTAAGCGTGAAGTGTTTTCTCATGCTAACTTCACAATGGAGAAGGCATGGTCTAAATAAAAATAAAAACATGAAGACCTTCTCACAATTTCTTGAAGCAGCGGGTGATCCTGTTAGACCAGAACAATCGATTAAATTGGATGCAGAAGCACAAAGAAATCTAAGAAATGCAATGAGACCATCTGGTCCTGCACCAATGCAATCACCAAAACCAGCACCAAAACAAGATAAAGTTAAGAATTTCATTCAAAGAATGAGAATTAACACCATGTTCTCACCACTGTAGAATCATGAAGACATTTTTTCAGTTTATGGAAGCAGCAAAAGGTGATGGTGCTTCTCCTTACGAAGTATATAAACCCACAAAACCTTCTAATCCAGGTCCGCCACCACCAGGTTTTGATATTAAAGATTATCTGAAGAATTTGCCTGTTAAAAAGGCATCAGTTAAGGAAGATGCTGGTAGTGGAAACTATGCAACTTATGTAAGAGAAAGAGGTAGAAGAAAATACAATGTTCCTTCTCCTTCTCAAATTAATAAAGAAAGAAAGTTGGCATACATGTTGAGCAAAGATCTGCCACCTCCAGAGTATAGGTCATCAGCAACATAAATATTCTAAAAAGTATTTGTTAAACATGATTAACGAAGGTAATAAGCAAGATGAATATTTAGAAAAAAAAGGTGAAAGACCCAAAGATACCGCAATGAGAAAAGCGTCCTCAAGAAGAGGGCGTTTTAGTAGTGGTGATACTCATCAAGGTTCTGAAAGAGAAAATATCACTTGGGCAAGACCTGGCACAAGACCTCATGCTGATTCATTAGATCGCCAAAGAAAGAGTGCTCATCGTAGCGAAAGAGGAAGAAAAAAACCACAAGCAGGATCATCGCCAGAAGATCGTAAATGGGCAAAATTCTCTGGAGATGAACCTGAAGGTAAATATCAAAAATTGCAAAAACAAAAGAAAGCAGGGCAAAGAACAAACATTGAAGCACAAAAGCAAGGATTGATTCGTAAAGGAGAAAGAAGAAGAGAACTTCGCACTCAAGCAGTCAATGCAATTCGTAGAGCAGTTGGTGGTGGTTATGTCAGTGAAGCAAAGGTCGATGATCGTTTGAGTGCAGATCAAAAAGAAGTTATTCGCAATCGTCGTTTAAGTCCTGGTGATAGATTACCAGTTCGTGGTGAAACTCCAAGAGATACTGAAGAAAGATTAACACAACAAAGAAGAGATAGGACTAGAAGAGATCGTGGTGGACAAACAGTTCGAGGATCACAACTACCAAAATATAAAAAACATGCTGAGTTTGGTGGAGTCACTTATCAGAAAGATTGGAATCCAGAAAAAGTATCTGCAAGAAGATCTGAACTTCGCGCAAAAAGAGCAAAGAATAATATTAGAGACTTCAGAGAGCAGAAAACCTTCTCAGAATTCATGACTGAGGCATATTTGATTCTTGAAAGACCATATCAGATTTATGGTCCAGATCCTCATGGTTCTAGTGATTCAGAACCAAGACCATTGGGAAAACCTTATAAGAACAAAAAGAGAGCAAAGACTAAAGCAAATAAGTTAGATCAAGAGATTGGAGGTTATCGTCATTTTGTTCGTAAGGTTGATGATGAATCATGAAAACATTCTCTGAGTTCATCACTGAAGCACGAAGAATGAGAGTTCTTCGCACTGCACATTATAACAATTCCAGTGCAGTAAGAGATATTCATGATACGGGATTTAGACAAGGAACTCGTAGTGATGGCACTTATCATGATAAAGGAATGAATGTGGTTTATACTACACCATCATCTAGAGTTGGTGCAGACTATGGATCAAAAAGAGTTCATTTTAAACTGGTAAATCCTAAGGTTACTAATATAGATTCACCAAAAAATTATGGTAAAAGAATTAAAGATTGGATGAGAGATTCTTCAGATGATGATTTGGCAAATGATCGAAATCGCCCAAAAGATTCTTTCAAACAATCAAGAGAAGCAATTCGTGGTGGATCGAAAGTGATTCGCGTTCCTGATGCTCATGGTGGACATGATGAACCGAAAAAAGGAAATCGAGGATCTTATATTCTTTTGGACAAAGAAGTTGCAAATAGGTCAATTGATCGCAATCCACAACCCACAATCAGATCAAAAGATAAAAAAAGAAGAACTCAAACACAACCAAGAGGAATGAGTTCTTCTCTTTCAACAGCAGGATCTCCATCAAATACAGGATTTACACCAGGACAAGGTGGAAGATATGGTATTGGGGGAGTTGGTCTTGCTGACTGAGGACAGTTGAAGAACTGTCACAGTCCCCTCCAGAATCGCCTGCAGCACCCTTATAATACTGAGGTAATCGCAACCACCTCTCATGATTGCTGACACCACTCAAGACGCTCAGATCCGCCGCACAATCATCAAAAGTGTAGAGCAGATGGATCAACGACTGCTGCAACGGATTGCTTATGAATGCCGTTGTGAAGAAATGGGTATTCGCCCTGATGCCTGGAAAATGTTTCCTGAAGAATGATAGCGACTGGTATTTTCTTTCTGATCGGTTATCTTATGGGTGCTGGTCAAATTCTTCTTACTGTTCATCTAATTCAAAACAAATGACAATCTCTTCCGAAAAGCAAAAACAACTTGAAGAAATCGCAGAACTAATTGGTGGCATCTTGGGTAAGTTGGTTGGTAGCGTTGTTGCGAATGCAATTATTGCTGGTATCATCTATGCGATTCTTGCACTGATGATCGGTCTTTCTGTCACTTATCTGCAAGTGTTCGGTGTGATTCTTCTTCTTGACTTTATCAAAGCATTTATCAAAAAATGAATCTCTACATTATCAACGACGTTCTTTACGATTACACTTCTGGAATGTGTGTAATCTCTGCAGAATCTCTGCCACGTTGCGAACAAGTTTTTATGGAAAGGTTTGCACCTGGTGACAGTGATTACATTAAAGAAAACATGCAAAAAGATTTCAATACTGCAGCGATCAAAGTAATTGAGAATGTTCCTTATGAGAAGGAAGAAGTTATTGATTATGTTTATGGAGGTGGTTAATGATTCGCTTTCTTTTGAATCTCACTCCTGTTAGGCACGGATCTTATACTACACAAGGTAATCAGATTCGTCGCACATTTTCTAATGGTTTCAGTTACATTGCATCTGAATGTAAGTCACCAGAAGA